CTCCGCGCAACCCGTCGCGAAGATGCGCAGAGATGCCGATCGTATTTCCGCAATCCAGCCGGAACGACGCAGCCCCGAGGATTGGGTTACCTTTGCCGAGGCACAGCTGTCTCTGGAAGGACGAGGCCCGGTCAAGCAGACGCTCGATACTCTTCAGAAAATGAAGTTGTCTGTGACGCAGCGCGCGCGCGTGACGTTGATAGAAGCAATTATCGCAGGTTCGGAAACGCGCTATGCGGAGGCCGCCAAGCTGTTTTCGGCCGCTGAGCCAAGGCTTGACCGGCAACGACGAGGTATTGCTCTCTACGGTGCTTATTATGCGCGCTCGCTTGCAGACCCAAGCAAAGTGGAAAATCTGCCGCGTCAGGCCGGTGGTCCCGACGGAGCGTTTTTGCGTGCCTACGCTATCGGGTTCCTCAAGGATCTTCGCGCCGCTATGGCTTCGCTATCCGAAGCTGAAAAGCAATATCCGAAGGACCCAGGATTGCCGGCCTATCGGGCATGGCTTGCGCTTCTCCTGAACGACAGGGTTCAAGTGCAGGAGGCGATGGAGAAGGCGCTTTCTCTTGATCCGCAGGAGCCGACAGCGCTCGAAGTTCGAGCCTACTATAAGACCGGCATTCAAGGAGATCTGAAAGGTGCACTTGCGGATATCCGCGAAGTTCTGAAGATCGCGCCGGGAACCAGCACGGCTTGGAATATGATGGCGGCGATCCAGTCCGATCTTGGAGCGTCGCGAGAGGCCGAAGCAAACTACAAGCATGCGATCGAACTCGATCCGGAAGATCCTGTCGCGCATACGAATCTGGCCGTTTTTTATCTTGAATTTTATGAGGTCGAGAAAGCCAAGAAAGAGATCGATCTGGCTCTAAAACTCGACCCGACGTTGGGTCCGGCTCTCATCGTACGAGGCATGTATTACATGCAGACGGGAGAGATGGATAAGGCAATGGACGACCTTCTTGCGGGTACAGTTTCCAATCCAAGCCACTCCCAAGGCCAGTTGCTTCTTGCTTCCAATCATTACGAAAAAGGCGATCGTCTGCCGGCTCAGCAGGCGCTCGACAATGCCGACCGGCTTGACAGGAACGACCCCGTGATTGCGGCCGTTCGAACGGCAATAGCCATCGACAACTATGATTCCATCGGCGCGATACGCAACGCACAGGAGTATGTAAAGCGGTCACAAGCACGTGGCGGTCATTACAGTTCACTGGGCGCCAACCAGCAGGCCGGCTCGACTTTGAACGACGCATTTCGCTTCCAGGGTATGAATTCCTGGGCGGAATATTATAGCGATGCCGTGTTCGATCCCTTTGCGGGAACAGCCTATATCGACCAGAGTATCCGCGGCAGCATCGACATCTTTGCCAACAGCTACATTTACGGCGAAGACATCTTCAACAACACATCGGGTGGTCAGTCTTTTTCAGCATTCCTGCAAGGTCTGATGCTGGAGCCGCATGTGATCTCCGGCCGTTCGCGATCGGCCAATCTGTTGCGTCGCCCCTTTATCGAAGGATCGATAGGTGGTGGCATAACGGCAGCTGCGGGTGAGGTGGGCTATACCGGTGAGGCTGACATTCAGGGCTTCAGCAACCTACCTTTCCCGATTAGTTTTTATGGAAATATTCAGTGGCAGAAGGTCCCCGACAGCCGTGATACTTTGGGGCTGACCGATATGAATAGCGAGAACCGCATCATTGGCGGTAACGGCTACCTCACGGCAAGCCCTACACCTTATGACCGGACCGTATTTTACATTAGCGACTCCAATAGCAGGATGAATTTCGACGTAAAAAGTCTCGATTTTCTGCCGGCTATCGGCGTTCTTCCGGTAACCCTTGAACAAAGTCAGTCAGGCAGAAGTGTCGATGTGGGTCTTGGATGGAGCCACACGGTCGGCTATCGCGATGTCGTCAATGCCGCGCTCCTGTTCAACGAGACGAACAGCCGTACCAGCTTCAATCGCACAACAGACTTCTTTTTTGGTATTCCCCTGGCTGTCGATTCAGGGAGAAGTCAATTCAAGCAAACGAGTTACGTCGCGGCATTAAACCATACCGTCGGCTCGGATGACATGACCTGGCGCTATGGTGTCGAAGGTGGGTTGCAGACCAGTTCCCAATATCAGTGGTTTCAGGACGACACCGTCGTTCCGTCCACGATCGTGGAGAATTCCTCATCGACACGCGCCGGTCTCGGCCGCATCTATGTCGATCTGCTGCACGAAATTACGGCAGATCTCAAAGCCGAATATGCGCTATTCGGAAATCTGATCGCGGGTAACGGGGCCGACGCTCAGAGACTCGACCCGCGGCTGGGGATAGCGTGGTCTCCAGTGACCGGGCAGTGGCTGCGCGCGGGCTTTATGCGAAACAGCATCGACTTTTCGACGCCGACACTGTCGCCGATCAGCGTTGTCGGCCTTCAGCCAAACCGCATATCGATCGATACCGATGGGAGGCTCGATACGCTAGCCCTGCGTTGGGACGCGGAATGGACGCCAGATTTCTTCACTGCGGTGGAATTTCAGCACCAGGATGTCAGGGATGCACTCATAACCGTGCCGTTGACGTCAGCGCCATTCACGACGGAAAAGGGGCGGGTCGATCGAGGCAGCCTTAGCACCAACCTCCTCCTCGGATACGGTTTTGGCCTGTCTTCGACCATTGCCTACACGGATTCAAAAGATGAAGATCCCGCGTCAGCCGCTTTCGGAGGCCCTCTTCCCTATATTCCGGAATGGGCTGGACAAGTTGCGCTGACGTGGGTGAACGAAGCGAATATCAAGTCGACGATCGCCGCAAACTATGTCGGCAACCGCGTCAACGAGACCGGCGTCAAGCTGGACGACTATTGGTCGTTGGATGCGAGCCTTACCTGGGAGCCGCTTGATAAACGCTTTGAGCTTGATCTTGCAGCTTACAATCTTCTGGATGAAGACATTGAGCTGAACACGGGCATCTCAGGCTGGGGCCGTTCCTTCAAGGGCACACTCAAAGTTCGCTTTTAATGGTCTTGTCTCCACGAGTTTCGCGCTTCTTTTCGTCGCGCCGTCTGCAGGTCGCCTTGCTGGCGGCCTTGTCCTTGATAGCCGTCACCCTGATCACCCGCTTTCCCGCCTGGCCGCTGATCGATTATCGCGCCTTCGACTATCTCTCGACGACCGCCGCAGAGCCCTTGCCCAAGGAAGGGCCGATCATCGTGGCGATCGACGAGCCGTCGCTGGCGGAGATCAACGTTCAGTGGCCCTGGCCGCGCAGCCTGCATGCCAAGCTCGTCTCCGCACTTCGTGCGGCAGGCGCAAAGGTGATCGGGCTGGACATCATCTTTTCGGAGCCGTCTTCTCCCGGAGAAGACGAGGCTCTGGCTGCAGCCCTTGGTCCGGATGTCGTACTTGCGGGGGATGAAACGCTGGTCACCTCGGATCAGGCCGATCAGTTCGTCCGGGTCCTGCCGCTGCAAATGTTTTCCGACAGGCTCGCCCTGACCGGTATTGCCTCCGTTGGCCTGCATCGGGACGGCGTGCTCAGGCAAATGCCCGCCTATGACGACGGGCTGGCCGCGATGATCGCCACCGCCGCCGGCGAGGATGCGGAACTGCCGGCGCCCGGAAGCCTTATCCAGTCCTTCGGCGGTCCACGGACCTATCCGACAGTCTCCTATTATCAGGCCCTCGATCCGGAAAACTTTCTGCCGGCGGGTCTTTTCAAGGATCGGATCGTCATCGTCGGATTGAGCCTGCAAAATGCGCCTTCGATCGAAAGCGGCGGAGCTGATGCCTTCCCGACTTCCTATACGACCCATACCGGCAAACTGACGGCCGGCGCGGAAATTCAGGCCACCATTCTCGATAACCTCAGGGTGAAACGCTCCATCGAAGAGGCTGCTACCCCGTTGAAGCAGGGCCTTTTGCTGGCCGCGGTGGTAATTGCGGCAGCGCTTGTCTGGAGAGGGACGGGATGGGCCACGATTTTGACAGGCGCCTGTGCCATCGCAGTCTTTTTCGTCGCAAGTTATCTGACGCTCCGCTTCGGTCGCGTCTTCGTTTCGCCCATGGCGCCGTCTCTGGCCTTTATCGGTATTTCGGCAGCACAGGCGACATTCGACTACGCGCAAGAGCGGCGCAATCGCCGGCAGATCACCCGTGCTTTCTCGCAATATCTGGCGCCGGCGCTCGTCGAGCAGCTCGCCCGCGACCCGTCGAAACTGAAACTCGGCGGAGAAAAGCGCGAACTGTCGATCCTGTTCTGCGATGTGCGCGGTTTCACCACAATCTCCGAGCAGCTGAAGGATGATCCGCAGCAACTAACGACACTGATCAACCGGCTGCTGACACCACTCTCGGATATCGTGCTTTCACATGGCGGCACGATCGACAAATATATCGGCGACTGCCTGATGGCGTTCTGGAACGCTCCGCTCGATGATGCCGACCACGCAGTACATGCGGTCTCGGCAGCGCTCGACATGCTCGATTCCATGCAGACTTTGAATGACGAACTGAAGGCGGAAGCGGAAGCCGCAGGGCGGACTTATTATCCACTGAAAATCGGCGTCGGAATCAATACGGGCGAATGTGTCGTCGGCAATATGGGCTCAACGCAGCGCTTCGACTATTCGGCGCTTGGCGATGCGGTCAATTTGGCCGCGCGATTGGAGGGGGCCTCCAAACCTTACGGCGTACCGCTGCTGATCGGAGAAAATACGGCAGCACGCACTGCTGACGGTTTTGCAGTCTTCGAACTCGATCGAATCACGGTGAAGGGCAAAACAGAGCAGTCGCCGGTCTTTACAGCTCTTCGGAAGGGCGAGGGGGACCATCTGGCCGCCCATGCCCGGTTCCTGGATGCGCGATATCGAGGGGATATTGCGGAGCAGCAATCGCTTGCTCCGGATCTCATGCAAAAAGTGCCAAGCTTGGCGGCATATTATGGCCAGGCGCTCGAAATTCCCGGCGGCGCCTAGCCAATTCGTTGCTCAGTGGAATGTTTCGGGACGGATTTCGTCCTCGAGAATGCGGAAAGCTTCGTAAAGGGCCTCAACCAGGATATCCGTCAATTTTTCAGCCTCGTTTTCCTGCAGGAAAAGGGCGAGCGTCTGCTCGGACGGTTGACCGAAGGTCGTGTTTTCGTTCGACATTTCATAGTCCTCAAGCTGAACCCGGAATCATTCCGGACGAGGGTGACCGTAGGACCGCTGCCTTGCGCCTGGCTTGAGTTTAACCAGTCCGGCACATGACTGCCTCGCCGATCCGCGAGACTGTGTCAATTCGGGAAACGCCGGATCTCTCCATTTGTTCATTTCCATGACGCTCTCGCGGTTGACGCTTAAGCGCTGCAGGCTATAAAGCCGGTGTCGAAGGAAGAGTGTCCGAGTGGTTTAAGGAACCGGTCTTGAAAACCGGCGTGCGGGAGACCGTACCGTGGGTTCGAATCCCACCTCTTCCGCCATTGTTTCCGATAAGCAACTGATTCTACGATGCAAATTTTGAAATCTGTCCGTTTTCCTAATGGGTTTCCAATTTTCGCCTGCGATTGAAACTCCGTCGATTGGTGGCGCCAACCGTCTTTATGACATGAGTTAGACAAGTCAGACTGACTCTGGCCCGCCCGCGTCGTGCATAACGCCGTAAGGAACAGCAAAATGCAAAATATCGATAGAACCCAATTCGCGGTGGTTGATCGGGTAAAGCCGCGCCCCGGTACCGAGCTGAAGCTTGCTCAAGTCGAAGGCGTGGTGGTTGCCTCGGAACGAATCGAAGGCTGGGGCTGGGGCATCAAGGTGCAGCGGCTCGATGACGTGCAGCCAGGGAGCTGGGAAGACTCTCATCTCTTTGAGCCGGCATAGCGGTGATGTCACGGAAATGTATCGACCATCCTAGAGCTCGTTAAGCGGCTTTCGGGGCACATGCATCTTGGTGATCCCGACGGCGCCATGACGGTCTCGTCCAATTATTGGGATCAGTTCCGCCCTCAGCTTTCGCGTGATCGAACCGCCGATTGCGCTCTTGTATTCATAACCTTCCAAACCGGGTTTGGTGACGCGCGACCACCATCCAACAATCGCACCGTCTCGACTGACCCGACCATCTTGGTGAAATTTCACACCCATTGATCCTCACATTTCCGAAGCGATCTTTCTTCACATCGCAACAACTTCCGGTCGTTGACTCTATATAAGAACATGGCAATTTTGTTCAGAGAGTAATTGGAGGACAAACCTATGAGCGGTGTGGTTGAGCAATACGAAAACGAACAAGAACGTAAGCATCTCAATAATTATCTCGAGCAGCTGCTGAACGGCGAAGACATCACCGGCGCAGCGGCCGGAATATCCAAGCAGGTTATTGCTGAAGGAGAAGGTTCGCTCTCAGACAAACAGCGGTTCGTTTTCGATCGTGACGTCAGAGGGCCATTTCTAGAGTTGAAATGCGAACAGTGCGGGGAAACGATACCCTACGAATCAGCATATGAAGCTCTGCATGGCGATGGGCTGTGCCCCAGCTGTGCTCACTCGAAGGCAAAGTTCTTCGAAAAGGATTGATTGTCGATATTCATAGGTCGGCCTGCGTGCAAGTCGGCAGCCTTATCTACCAGGCGAGCGGCCCATTGGATTTGCAGCGCTTTTGGGCCACCCGCTATTTCAACTCCACCAGCGCGAACATCACCCGGCTCAATCCATCCGGCCTGACGCTGGTGACCTCGAACCGACGGAGATCATCGGTCTGAATTCTATCGCCCTGCTTCGTCTGGCTGGCTTGCGTGTACCAACTCTTGTCGACGCTCAACTCGATGGTGTTGCCGGCAGCGAGCGACTGTAGATCGTTGCCGCTGCGATCTCGCTTTCCGACTTCGACCGGCGAATAGCCCGCGTTTTCGTCCAGGACGCCGCGGCCGTCCCACGCCTCGCGATCGGGATCAGGACCAGGGCGGCCGTTGGGTGTGATCTTTGCCGGCTGCACCTCGAACCGGATCGACATGGCCTTGTCGACGGCGCGGCTCGTGAGGCGGTCTAGGCGGTTGAAAACTGACATGGTGATCTCCTGAAAAGATTATGCCCGGAGGTTTCCGGCCTCCGGGCTCGCCTCCGCCCATGAAGGACATGGGTTGGCTTGCGGAGTGATTGTTTCTGAATCGCCAAGATCACCGGCTCGACGCCCCGCCGGCATTACCCGGCAGGGAAGCGCGAGGCGTTGCCGCCCCGCATTCGATTATTCGGTGACGCCCGGGTTGCGATATGCGCCGCGAAAGTCCACGGCACCGCCGCCAAAGTGCAGCACAGCGCGGAACTCGGTGCCGAGCCGTTCGAAGCCGTCACGGCTATCGATCTGCGGGCCCTCATAGCCGCTGAGGTAGCTCCATTCGAGAACCGGTGCCGCTGCGGGATCGCCGAACAGGTACCAGCTCTTGCCGTCGAGGTTCGGCTCGACAACCGGCACCAGGTTTTTAATGGCTTCCGGCACTGCGTCCCGTGTGGACGTGGGCGAAATGCTCGCCACGAGCTTCTGTGCCGTCAGCTCGAGCTCGGGGCCGGTGAGGATGTAGCGTGGCGCGAGGTTCGTGCGCTGGCCACCCAGTGTTGTCTGTTTGCGGAAAGCGAGGATTCCGTTGCCCAGGTTGGCCTCGTCCAGTGCGGTGCCGACGGCTGCCAAGTTCTTGTGGTCGGCATGGAACAGCCGCTTGTTGTCCTCCCCCATGAGGGGACCGGCGCCGCTGCCCGCGATCAGAAGATCCAGCAAGATCTTGTTCTCGGTGAGTGCCGCCATGCGGCCCGCCTGGACGCTCCAGTCGGTGAAGGCGCCGAGATCATCGTTGACGATCGCCTGGAAGCTGAGAGCGAAGATGCGGCCGTAGGTTTCGATCTTATACGACTCCGCCGTCTCCGCGCGTGTCGTGCTTTTGATCTCACCGCTTTCGTTCACCTTGGTCAGCAGGCCGGCGTCGGAGATTTTCAGGCTGCTCTTAGCCCGAAAGTCGTTTGCGCTGCTCCGGCGGCTGAGGACGGTCTTCAGGGGCGATTGCGCCAACTGGTAGGCGGCCTGCAGCACCCGGTCACCGGCTCCCTGCAGCAGCAGCGGGAAATCGGAGGTGGTGTGCATCCCCATCGATCGACCACGATAGCCGAGGATCTGCTCTCGGTTGAGGCTGCGGGTATCGATACCCTGCGCCTCCAGAAGGCCGCGGGCGTGATCCAGCAGCGATGCGCTCATGAACTGGCGGGCATTGCCTTCCGGCGTCCGGCCCATCATGCGGGCAGCAATAGCTTCCTGGCGAAGCTCAATCTCCTGCTGGTAGGCGTTGCCACCATCGCGGACCGCCGTGTGCGGAAACGTCGGCGCCTGCTCCTGACGGGCCGCCATGGCCTCGAGAGCGGTAGCGCGGAAACTGGCGGCGGTGGTTCCGTCGTCGATCGCGCGGGTAAGCTCATCCTCGCCTACGGCGGCAAGGCGGGCGATGCTGCGCAGCTCGGAAATGCGGGTGCGCTCGGTGATGACGTTTGTCGGCGCCTGCCGCTGCTGCTGCTCCTGGCGCTCGTTTTCAATGGTCTGCGGCATTTCGGTTTCCTTTTCATGTTTAAGTGCGCGCGTGGTCGCAGCCGGGTCAGCAGGTATGCTGACGATGCTCAACTCCAGGGGAGTCCACCGGGTCGCGCGGATGGTAGGAAGGCCACCGGCCGGCGCTTCGGTTTTCTCAAAGGCGTCGATCCGGTAGCCGACGCTGGCGCCCAGCACATGACCGTCCTCGAGATCGCGGAATAGCGCCTCGCCTCCGGCATTGCGTGAGAGCTTTGCAGTGACGATCGCCTTGCCACCTTCGAAGCGAAGGCTCCCGGCCATGACCGAGCCCAGGCGAGCAGAGAGCCCGGTGTAGACGTCGTGCTGGTCAACAAGCGCAAGCGCATCGAGCCGAGTGGTGTCGATCGCAGCCTTGTTGACGTTCAGGATCTCGATATAGAGCCCTTCCTCCCATGACCGGCGGCGAACTTCCGACTCCGTGGCGAGCACGATATCGACGGTGCGGGCTTCGGCATCGAACGACGAGATCTTACGGTCGGCTCGGGTCTGCATCTCATCGATCTGCTGCGGCATTACGCGGCCTCCTTCACGGTCTTGAGCGCGTCAAACTGCTCGAGAGCGGTGGCAACCGGCTCGTGCAGTGCCAACGTCAAGGAGAGCGGGTGTGCCCGGCTCACGCTGTCATAGTGGGTGGGGCTGAGGCATGAGACCTGAAAGGCTGTGTCGGCGCGTTCGACAAAAAGAACCCATGCCCTGTGATCGGGATCGCGAAACAGATATCTGATCTCGCTCTCGAACTTGCGAACGATCTCAAGCGCTACCTGCCACGCGAGACCGAGCCGATTGATCTCTCCGGCAACGAGTATCAGCGTGGTCACATGGTTTGTGAGTTCGACCCCGTCGCGGCCCAGACTACGAACCGCTCGGCTGATCGTCATCGGACTCAGACCGATATGGCGAGCGAGGTCGCATTGGCGGATTGTCATGGGCCTTCCTCCTGTTGTGCGGCGAGGACTTCCGGCAACCAGACTCCGACGAGTTCGTCGAAGCCCATGGCGAGGAAATCGTCACGGCCGAAATGGAAGTGCTTCGCGATCATTCGGCAGAACCCTGGCCACTGGCGGAAGTCGGCGCGACCGCCTGACGCAAGGCGCGGGGCAAAAAATCTTGCGCCGCCTCGGACAGGATCACGAAATCCTCACCGTCCATCTCTTCGATGACGGCTGCCGGAATGGCGGTCACGATCGCAAGCAAGCTCACGTCCTCGTTGCCGGTCATCTGCTGCAGTTTCAGGAAGTCGCGCCCCTTGAGTCGGCGAATGCGGACTTCGCTGTAAACGGTTCCGTCGAATTCAACGGGCACGGAGAGGCTGAGGGTTTTTGAGGCTTCGAAGCCGTCGGGCAGAACCTGCGTTGCAACATGCCGAGCGCCAGACTGATGCTTGTCCTGCTCAACCGCTGCGATTTCTTTGGCCGTCGCAGCTCTTGTTACCTGATCCATTCATCAATCTCCGAAATGAGTTCTCATCGACACATATCAAATATTGATGCGATGTGATAGATTTTCCTTATGGGGTTTTCATTTTCCGAAAGTTTTTCTTATGTCCATAAAAGATGCGGTTCTCCGCCTGAAACTGATCGACGGGGTATCCGGTCCTGCAAAGGCCGCGGCTCTTGCGATGAAAACTGTCGGCGGCGCGATCAATGCGTTCAACGCCAGGGCGGCCGCCGCAAATGCCGCATTCCAGGGTCACGCATTTCAGGCCGTAGCGGTCGGGGCTGCAATGCTCCAGCCAATCCGGGCCGCCGCACGCTTAGAGGACGCCATGGCAGACGTCCGTAAGGTCAGCGACCTATCGGATAGCCAGCTTCAGCGGCTTCGCAGCACGCTCATCCAGTTGAGCCGCGAAACACCAATGGCAGCTGATGAGCTTGCCGGTTTGGCAGCCGAGCTCGCGGCGGCCGGTGTGCCGGAGGCGGAGCTTGAAGGCATGACGAAGCTTGTCGCACGTGCGGGCACTGCATTCGGGATCACTGGACAGCAGGCCGGCGAGAACCTCGGCAAGATCCGCGCTGCACTCCGCCTCACAACAGCGCAGACAGAGCGATATGCCGATGTCGTGAACGCGCTCTCGGATGCGACGGCGAGCTCGGCACCGGATCTGCTCGATTTTAGCCGCCGTGTAGGCTCCATGGGTGAGCAATACGGTTTCACCATCGATCAGACGCTCGCAATCGGATCTGCAATGATCAGTGCAGGGGCTACCGCCGAGCAGGCCTCGACCGGTTTCCAGGCGGTCGGTCGTGCCTTGGTCAAAGGAAATGCTGCAACGAGTACGCAGGAAAAGGCATATAGTCGCCTTGGCCTGACTTCCAAGAAAGTCGCCAAAAACATGGCGAAGGACGCTCTCGCCACCACGCAGGACGTGCTGGCGCGCATTCGGGCGCTGCCAGATTGGGAGCGCGCTTCGGTGGTCAATCAGCTCTTCGGTGATGAAGGCCGGACATTCCTGCCGCTGATCGAAAACACGGGTTTGCTCGCTGGCTCTCTCAAGGTGCTTGCTGACGAGGGGAAGATCAGCGGCAGCGTGCTGCGCGAGTTTGAGACGCGGATCAACACCACAAGCGGCAAAGCCAAGCAACTCCGCAACCGGGTGATGGCGGCCGGCATAGCCTTCGGAAACGCGCTGCTGCCGTCCATTCGAGACACAGCCGATGCCCTTGGGCCTCTGGTAGACCGAGTCGGAAAGTTCGCGGAGAGCAATGAGCAATTGGTCGCCAAGGTGGCGAAAGTGGGCGTTGGCATGGTCGCCGCCCGCCTCGCGATGACCGGAATGCGTGCTGGCATGTATGCTCTCCTGCGGCCGACAAATCTGTTGCTCGCTGGTCTTGGCTTCCTGGCCTACCAGAATTTCGACTCGATCAGCGCTGCACTGACGGATTTGAAGGCACTCGCAACGGACCTTGCCGGAACGCAGTTTGTGAAAAACTTCCTCGAAGGTGCGGGCAGCGCTCTCGACTCGATGGGACGCGGAGCGCAGCAACTCGTCACCGCACTGCGCGCTATTTCCTCGGAAGGCGGCGCTCTTCGGCAATGGCTGGATTCGACGGCGGGCGCTGGGTGGGGCAAGACGCTTGGAGCCGTGGCGGTGGGCCTTGGTGCCATCGCTGCGTCTGCTGCGCTTCTGCGGCCCGTTCTACGGCCGGTAGGCAGCCTTGTCGGGCTCATCGCTCGCCTTGCAAAAGTCTCCGGTGGAGTGCGGGCGACAGCAGCAGCTCTCGACCAGGTCAACGCATCAGCGACCAGGGCTCAAGGTATTCGCCGTCCTGGCACCTGGAGCATGGCCTTCGGCGCGCTTGGCGCGGTCGATCTCGCGACCAGTATCCCATCTGACGGTGATGACCTCAACAAATTCATGGAGGCCAACCGCCAGCGGAGCGAGCGATGGAATCAATGGTTAGCGGAAAATGTCGGTTCGCCTGGTTCCTGGTTCGGTCGTGACAAACAGCAAGGTCCGGCCGAAACCCGGGAAGCGCTTCAACCTCCGCCGCGCACTTACGACCAAGGGGCCGACGCTAACCGGGCTAACTATCAGCGCCAGTTCGGGGGCGTTCCCTTTGAGGGCGGGTGGCACCGCGTCGGCCGCGGCGCGGGACCAGCACCGGCGAATATTTCCGCGCCGGTAAGTGCGCCGGTGACGAT